AAACTTTGGCTAGTGTTGACTTGTATTGTGATGAATATGGGCGAGCCATTATGCGCTCCAGTTTTCAATCTGACAGGACAGTTCCCACAACTGCATTGCTGCTGTCATTGGCTTTGCGGTATAAGTGCCACCAACAAATCGTGCCGAGATAGTCGAACCAGATACAGGGTCTGCCATATTAAAAAATAGCGAACCACCAGCCAAGTCATTCATAAACCACGTTTCAAATGCAGAAAAATTTGATTTGCCTTCAATGAATAGTTTTGCCGAACGTGTAATCATTACCCGTGTTTTAAAACGGGCTTGTCGTGGTGGTCCTGATTCCATTTCGGTACGCAGCAAGCCGCTGTCTCTGACCTGTTGATATCCATCAAATAAAATCTTAACGTATGACGGAAGCGTTGCCATTACCCACCCCTTCTAAGACCAAACGTTGCCGCCATCTGTTGTGACAACCCACCGTTGTTCCGCAAATCACTAGACACAACTTTACGGACGATAACATCAATATCTAGTCCGGTTTCGTTTCTACGGGCTTGTGCTGTAGCAGTGTACCCATCACCTCCAGCTTCGTTCTTAATGTTGATATTAACGCCGCCACCAACCGCAGTTGGAGGATTCCCAACATACCCGCCGTTAGCGTAACCGTTTAATCGGTCAAGAAACCCTAAGCCAAGTTTCTTGGTGGCGTCAGCGTTAATAACGTATTCACCACGGTGGACAACGCCAGCAGGTTCGTACTTGCCACCCATTCCGGTGTAGCCGCCGCTGGCAAAAAAATCATTGTAGCCAACCGTGCCAACGTCCGTTGCCATTGATGACCCAAATGAACTGGCAACAGCTTTCCCAAGCGTACCGATAATTCCACCAATATCGCCAGACTTATCAAACGAACCAAACAATAATTTATTTAACTGAGACGATGCAAGCTGAGACACCATCCGGTTAAGCATCTTAACAAATGAATCACCAATGTTTTTAAAGTTGCCAGACAAGACTTGCTCAAGCGTATCACCAAGCGTGTCCTGAATATTACGTGCCGCTTCCTTAGCGAACTCGCCCATGCCGTCTGTTGTCTCTTTTAGACCGTCAGCCAACTTTTGTATCCCCGCTTCGTATTGCTCCGCATTAATCGCACCTTCAGCCAGTGCAGTGGCAAGCATACTCATCTGCTCGACAAACTTATCAGCATCGCCACGACCTGTGATTTCGCTAATAAAGTCGGTGTATTGTTTCCAGTTTTCTACGCTTTGCTTTTCAAGGTCAACTTGCTCGGCAAGATACGTCAGATTTAACTTCTGCGTCTCGGTCAGTTGTCCGTAGCGACCAAGCTGGATATTAGCCAGCACCTTTTCAAGTTCAGTATTTTTACCAAGTAATGCTGCTTGTTCACGAAGTCCATCAATCGCTCGCTGATAGTCAGATACTTTTTCTGTGACACCTTTTTTGCCAATGACAGGAGCCTCACCTTTACCACTAGGCTGCTGTAAAAAACCAATTGTTTCAGGTGAGCCACCGTACAAAGCATTAAGCTGCTGGTTAACCAAAGCCAACTCTGCTTTCTTGTAAGCCAAGCCAGCTTCCGTGATGCTAGTGAAGTAAGCATCGCCGCTCTTGAGCGATTCCTCCATCTTTTTTATATCAGACATTAGCTGATATTGATAAGCCTGTGGATCAGATGCGCCGCCAAAAAGTTTCTTTTCTACCGCTGCAAGACCGCCGAGGAAAAAACTGTTTGATGCTTTTGTTGCTTCATAAAAACCATCGACCAATGCTTTTAATGTTGGCAAAAATGTGCCGACAATCTTTTCAATCATTTTGTCAAAGATGATATTAATTTTTGTCAACGTATCATTAAACTCACCAGCTTGCCGAGCAGCCTCACCGCTACTTAAACCAAAGCCATCAAGCTCGCCACGGACTGCATTGATGCCGTCTTTACCTTGATTTAAAAACGCAATCATTTTGTAGCCAGACTTGCCAAACAACTCTTGCGACAACGCCGTTTTGTTTAGCCCATCTTCATAACCAGCAAACGCTTCAGAAACTTGCAATAACGCATCTTCAGCATCTTTAAAACCAGCAGGATCAAGCCCCATGGCTTTAAATACAGCGGCAGCTTCCTCGGAACCAGATTTCGCTTCTGCAATTGCTTTAGTTAACTTGACCATAGACGATCCGAAATCGTCCAGCGTCATCCCTTCGACACGAGCCNNGTTTCCCAAGTGAGGTCGATTTGCTCAACGCTTACACCAAGCGATTGCGACATTTCATCAAGCGCATCTAGATTATCAATGGCTTTTTTAGCCATGTAACCAAATGCAGTTGCGACCACCGCCGTTGCAGCAGCGGTCTTTGCAGACCATTCTTTTGCTGTTTTCTCTAATTCTTTTAAGCGTTTTTCCGCACGTTTGGTATCTGTTTCAAACGAACCTGTTTTCATCAACAGGTCAATGACGATGCTCCCGGCTGCCATCATTTACTCCTTGGTGGACGTTTTATGCCCAAAGCCTTAAATGTGTTCAAATCCGCATCGGAATACGTTTCGTCCTTCGGTTGCGGCTGTAGCCATTCTAGTAAATCGGCTATGTCTGCGCCACTAAATGATCGTGAAATTAAAGCAGCGGGTCTGTGGAATCTGTGAAAATCATCGAACGGGTGCATTGAATAAAAGTTAATCCAAGACTCAAATTCCTTTTGAGTCATTGCGGATTGCCATTCCGCAACCGTCCGACCACCTAAAGCTAGTGCCAGAACGTGCCAAAAATGTTCAGCCGTTCCAGCCTCTAGTCTTTTTTTTGCCCATTCACCTCAAGAATTGCGGCAAAGATGGCATTCATCGCTGCTGGTTTAAGCATAGATGCTTTTTCAACCGTCAACGCTGATTTGCCATCTTCATCGCACAGACTTGCCGCAATGATTTGAGCAATAGACAACGCTTTTACTGCATCATTATCGGACTGTTCTGCTAGTGCAAACTTGCGAAACTCAATTGCTGATAGTTCCTTAAAACAAAGCGTGTGCTTCGTTCCGTCAGCCAATTCAATTTCTTTTTTGTGTACCTGATTAGATACAAACAACGCATCATCTAGCATTTCAATCCTTTAAATAATTAAGACCAATCCCATTCAACCGTACCGCTGCGCTGAAGCGTCAACGTTCCACGGACAATCTCGTTCGTGGCAACATCAATGTTGACATCAGACACATAAGCCGTAAACGTGGCGCAAGTGCGACCAGCAGGAGCGATGAACTCATCATTGCTGTCCAGCGTTGGGTCAGTCGTGGCATTAGAAAAGCCAATCAACCAGCTAATAGTCGTGCCAGCGTACTTTCACGGTCAAACAGAACCTGATGTGAGGTTTCGGCTCGGAATAAAGTTAAACGGAACGACTGACCTGACCGGGATTACCCAAGCCACGGCGATACTCTTTATCCTCCACCGTGTCCAAGCAAGTGACTTCAATCTGGTCAGCCGCACCACCAAGACCAGTAATGCCAGTCGGACAAGCGAGCTTGACAATTGCGCCAGCGTTAACGAAAAACAACTCCGTACCTTGGGTTTTCAATACGCCTGTAGTCATAATAAACTCCGTGAATTAACGAGATGTAATGAAATCGGCTTCGATACCGATTCTGAATAACCGAGTTTCATCCTCTCGGTTGTTTTGGATGACCCTGTTAGCGTGACCAGCGTTATCCAAAGCATTTCTAACTTGCAATGCCACGGATTCAATCTGTGCATCCGTGTCACTCCAGCAATCAATTTGTACCGTGTCCATATCGCTGCAAGGTGTACCAGATATTTGTAGCTCCGGCATCCCCGTGACAACGTACCAAGTTAGATACGGTTTTACCACGTTCTGCGGCGCATTTCCATGCCTGTAAATTCTACTACCAACCAAGGCAGTTAGCGAGGAATTTGCTTTCAAAGTCTCAAAAACTGGAGGCAACATCACTTTTCCTTGAGATATTTTTTCGCCAGTCTGTCAATCTTGACCAGCAAATCGGAACGCATTTTGTCGATGGCTTGCTCTTTTTTGGCATTAAACGCCGGACGCAACCATGGCTCTGCTCGTTGTTTGGATGTGCCATACTCAAGCATGAAGGCAATATCATTAAACTTGATAGGCTTTTTACGGAATTTTGATTTGTATCCGGGGTGCGATTTGTATGCCACGGTGAGTAATGCGCGTTCACCTTTCTCGGAATTTGGCATATTTTTGCGTCGCACAACGATATTTTTTGCGGTCAGCCCTGTTGAAACAGCATCATCGTTGCCTTTACGACCATTGGATGTAACCTTGGTTAGGTTTTTTCGTGCCTCTGCACGGATGACCCTAGCACCAGCAAAGACCGCTTGCCGGACAATGCCGCCACGCTTGCTGACAACCTCTTGCGGCAGCTTTTGCAACGTGGATAAAACATTATCCAAGCCTGTTAAATTGACTTTAACTTCCATCATTGCCTCCTAAAAGCGTAAGTCATAATGCCCTCACGCCCAAGCTGAGACTCAATGTTGCTATGCTTGATTAGCATAAAACCGTGGTCAGCCATCCAATGTATCAACCCTCGCTCGGTGAAATACCAGATATGTTCTCCGGGCTTATAATGCTTGCTGTGGATAACTGCCTCGCCGTTAGCAAAAATAGGAATGGACATAAACACCCACTGCTTGACCTGATTTAGTAGCGCAATCGGGTCAGGAATATGCTCGATAGAATCCCAACAGGTAATTGCCTCAACCTTATCTTTATACGGGTCTTTGAATAGCTTATGCTTTTTCAACCAAGCCACTGCTTGCTTGTTCACATCAAATCCGTAAGACTTGGAATCCTCGACAAACTTGCCGCCACCAATGCCGATATCAACAACACGCCCATCATAGTGTCGTGCAACAAATTCGATTCTGGCTTGCGTCAACCACTCGCCCATTGAGGAAGTGTCACGCTCAACATACGATTGCCAGTACTCCTCATCGTAATCCATGGGTTCAGCCGGATGCCAGCCGTAGCCTTTTTCAGGCATCCATAAAAGGCTGTTGCTCAAGCCAGTCGGCAAACTTTTGTTCATAGTAGCTAATCCGTTTATTGCACAGATGGTCTTTCTTATCGCACAGGCAAAAGTTATCTGGAATAGCGCATCCAATCCTGCTGGTATCCACAAAACGCTTGTCCATGATAAGGTTTGGACTATTATATGCCCCGTAACCGCCGAAAACCAGCCATAGCGGGGTTTTTAACGCTAGACAAGCCGGAAGTATCCACCCGACTGCGCCAATCGTCAGCGATGCGTTTTTGACCAAACCTAGTAAAGACTTTAGAGCAAGTTCGCCACGGTGATAAATAATATCGGCTTCGGGCAACGGGTCTAATGCCCATTCCTTCCCATCCTCCAAGTCAGCCACGGACACAATCTTGTAACCACGCTCTCGCATCACCTGTGCGGCATGAGCAATGTACTCAGGCAAACAATTGCGGCTTTGTGCTAGCCACTCCTTGCGTACCGTGACCGGACGGACAACGACATACTTGCCATCAATCCGCGGAGCGTCATCAGAGAAATCTGGCAAATCCATCTCATCCGGATTGCACCGGAACGCTTTACGCATCCCTTCCATGATGCCTGACTTGCCGTAACTAATATGCGTTGGATGACCAAGTAAAAACTTCTGTTTGTTTGTCCACGTTGTTGGGGACAATGACAAAATATGCTTGCTTTGCGTCCGTAGTCCCAAATCAGGCTTGATAAACGAAACGTGCTTTAAGTCCTGATAAAGTTCAACCCATGGCGTCCGAAGATACACATGGGTTTTGATGTTTTTGATAAACGCTCGTTGATAGATGTTATCGCCAAGCCCGTACATCCCTTCTATATACATTATTGTCCGTCATTCAGTCCTGCGGTACAGCGCAGCCTGTACTCTCTGCGCCCTGTGATGTCCGTTTCAATCGAGGTAATGTTATACGGCACGTTTTCCCAAACCACTCGCATTTTCTGAGTCAGACCAGAAAACCATCGCATATTAATCCGTGCCATCAATTCGCCTTGTCTGGCGTCACCCTCAATCATCTCTTTGCCAGCACCCGTTAACACTTCAGCCGGAACGTTAGTTAGCACATCCACCCAAACGACCGAGTATGCGCCAGTTGTGGAACTCTGTGTTTCCACTTGTTGCTGAATCGTCACTCTATGACGTAGCCTGTGCGCCAACATTTAAACACCCATCTCAATACGGTACGGCATCAGCTTAATCTCTGCCACTTGGCGCAACTTTGACCGCTTCGTCTGGCGTAGATTGATAATTAGATTGTAGAAGCAACAAGACGCCAATCTTAATCGAGCCGGGAATGTCATCCGTGCTGGATACGTTGCTGTTCCATTCCACAAGATCATCACGGTTCATAAACATTACGTGCCTCATCTTCTGCCGCATCTAACAAAAGCTGAAGTTTAGTATCGTCTGAACTATGAATAACATCTAAAAATGCTTTGGCTTCTGATAGTGTGATAACGCTCATGGACGCTCCTCCCATCTTGCACGGAAAAACCCTGTCGCTGTTGCGCCATCCGTGTTAATCAATCGAATATAAAATGTGCCAGCCGCAAAGCCTAACGGCAATTCCTCAGATACACTTACCGCTGTAGTTTTTTGCAACTTATCACCCGCAATGGCGGTCAATACATCCACCACCGTGCCACCTGTGTGTGTGTGCCACCTCTAGTCATCGTGATCTGCGGCGTGTAACCAGACTGCGTACTCATCTGGTTAGTTTTAAATATAGGCAATGAAGTGTTAAATGTGCCGCCTTCAGTACCTCCCACAACAAGCTCAACACGAATAGCGGCAATATCCAACTCAACGCCAAAAATCTGCACAATCGTGTCAACAGGGGAAACGACTTTGATAACTTGGCTTGTTCCCGTTGGAATGCTGAACTCATAAAACGTCCGTGCCTCTCTGCCAGCAAAAAATCCAGTCTGACCAACATCTACCCGCATCCGAGCGTATGCGCCATCACCGTCTGTCAGGAATTTCTTAGGCGGGTAAGCCTCAACACGTTCCGCATGAGTGCCATCGCCCATATCGACAAGCAGCTTGTCAAGTTCTTGCCAATAGCGAAACGGTTGATTGCTCATAGCACATCGTCCAAATTAACTCTTGGAAACATCGTTAACGCCGTTTCCCGTGATGCGTTNAANACTTCNACGCCTTCTGGAATTGTAGCCGCCAATTGNCTGAATTTATNGTGCCAATGCTCAATTTTGTCAGCATTGCCCAANCCTNTTGGGTGNTTNCCNTGCCAATGTGCNTTGCCGCCCGTCTTTTGGCAGTCAAANCCNAGCAANATAATNCGNTTTGCNNCGCCTTCTACCGCNGTGGCAATACATCCAGCACCGCTATTTGCAAAGCATTTATGCNTAACAACCTGCACCCGATACCGTGCGTGATGCTGATTNTTNCTNTATCTNGCACCTTTNAACGAGGAATTTACCTCGTCAATGTACATTTCCCACCANTCNTTATCCATGGCAAACAAACCATCTGCCCACGGAGCGATACGGAATGAGGTATTGGCAACAATTACGCCTCTTTCGGTTTGCGTCCACGCCGCCTTATCACGCCATAGTCTGACTCGCTCAACGTCTGCGTAGGTGAGGCTTGCGCCGCTGGCGATGCAGACAACCGTTCCGTTGCGCCAACGGCTGACATAGGGACTTCACGAGCAATCTTAGTCTCGTACAATTCCGCATCGCCACGGGCAACATAAAACATCGCTTTATGGTCAATCATATCCACGATTTGACCTTTAGTTAACTTCCCGAACCTGTCATCTAAGACAGCTTTGGCAGTAATTGCGATTTTCACAATAAATGCTCCATTTTTGCGCCTTTTGTAAGATTGTCTTTAGCCCACAACGGACGCAGGTTGGTGTAGTGATTCAACTTTATAACATCTTCCTCTGTTTTAGCGGAAGCCAAAGGTCGAATATGGTCGATATGCCATTCGGAACGGTTTTCCCATGTCATGCAGGGAAGGAATTGGCGTTCAAGATGAATTTTAAACGTATCCCAATCACAGCCTAGTATTTCGTTTGATTTTTTGCCAAGTTTTTCAGCACCAACTCTAAAAAAAGAATTCCTTATCAAACAAGAAATTCTTTCCTTTATTGCAAATAAAGAATCGTTTTTGCGCTTATCAGACTTCCATTTTTTATAATATTCTTTTTTTCTTTTTTTGTTTTCAATTATTGATTGATATTTTTTTGCGTATTCAAGACGT